CGTTATGAAAATGGAAGCAAACAAAAAGATATGCGCCATGTATATTAAGCAAGGACAATACTAACAGAAAAAACTTGCCGCACTGAAGGATAGTCAGTGATGGAAGACTGGATAAAATTTAAAGATCAAAAACCCCCTCAAGATGAACCTTTTTGGTTTTTGGTAATAAAACCACTGTGTCGTATAGTAGGAATTAAAGAAAAACATATTCAAATTGAAACTTGGGAAGAATTAAAAAACTCCAATAAAAATGAGATAAAAAGTTACACTATTGCTTATGTTGATGTTGATCCAAATAAAGACGTTGAAATTCACATGAGAGAAATTATGGGCGATGCAAGATGGCGTCCTGCACTGAAGCAGGGTGAGTGATGGAAGAAGATATTATAGAACGGTTGAACGTAACGCGTGAAATGGTTTTTGCATATATGTTTGAAGCCATCATTCAAATTGGTGATTTACGGGAAGAAAACAAGCTGCTGCGGGAATTGCTTCAACAATGGTTGGGCAATTGTTTTGTGGACACTCACGGCCAAGGTGTGACGTTTGGCATGGGCGTTAAGAAAGTTTGGGAAGAAACACGGGCCGCACTGAAGGAGGGTGAGTGATGGAGATAGGAACTAATTTAGCGCAGACACTACAATTTTTATTTGCAATAATCGGTGCCATTGGTGTCGCTTGTGTTGTGTTAAAGGGGGAGTGATGGATCACGACGTATGGATGCGAATATTGGATTTTATTGACTATCATGCCTGTGCGCTTTGGTAGATGGTTGTATTATCAGTGGGCAGCATAGGCCGCGTTACAATTAATAGGAATTAGTAATGACAATTGAAGAACTGCAACGGGAGAATGAATATCTCCGCACCATATTAGAACAGAAAGCAACGATAGAAACGCTGACAAGCAAATATGACAGACAACATTCAACATCAGCAAAGTTCAGGCAGATATTCATAGAAATGCTTGGCTGCGGTATGCCGCTCCAATATAGAATTGACTCAGATTATGACCGTGCTGTCTGGGCTACTTATTCCCGCTGGTTTGATAGGATAAAGGCATTTTTTCCTAATCTTAAAGATGAATCACCAGAGTTCAAAGAAATCCTTAATAAAATGGAAGAATGGGACAAAACGGTCTATGAAATGGTTCGTCTGGAACGAGAAGCCGTTGAAGCAAGAAAGTCCAAACGAAAGTTGGAAACAGCAAAAAAGTAATATACTATACGCTCCGCACGTCCCCCTCATATGGAGCATTCCCCATGTCGTTCTCTGATCTCGTTGCTAAAGTAGATAACCTTATTAATGGCAAAGCACAGGCAACTGCCGCTCTTGCCGCAGCCAACCAGCAGGTTGCTGAACTTCAGGCGCAAGTAGCTTCCCTTCAAGCCGCCGCTGCTTCTGCTGTTCAAGAAGCCGATATTGACGCTTTGTCGGCCAAAATTGACGCTGCACAGTAAGACTTGACTGCACCGTTCATCGGTGTATCTTAGAAAAAGATGACCCCAGCGGAGACTTGCTCAACACTGGGGTCCATCTGAACCGATAAGTTTCTTGGCGGGAACTGGTTCAGACAAGGAGAAACCTAAACCTTTCCCTCCGTCTGGTCAATTCCTGTCAGTAACTTATTCGGTACTCTGGTTAAAACGGGAGCATCCGGCGGTCGGTAAACGGCAGCGCACTAGAGTTACGGGATACTGTGGGAATGCGTCCATGTCCCAACCGCAGCCCTAAGGCACGAAGCGGGGACGCCAGAGACCGTGGTGGTTTCTGAGAAGTAGCGTGTCTGTTGGTGGGGGCCATCTAGCCCATCAACCCTCCGAAGCGACGGCGGCTCCGCTGGACAGCAACGGTTGTGGGACCACCCAGCCAAATTTTTAGGCTGGGAATGGTCACCCTTGCCTCCTTGCTCAGACTCACCATTGGACAATAACATAGAGTAGTAGATATATAGTATGCCGTGCGAGGATTACATTCAATGCAAAATGACGATACGGAATATATGTTACGTTATAACATTACATTAGGCACGGCATTAATTGCCTTGGAGAATGATTGGAAGAAGGAAAAGGCGGCTATTGCTTGTCGGGAATTGTTAACCAAGGACGGATTAACTGCGGCAACCGTATTTGCTGAAAACCTTGAATTACGGGAAAAGGTAAAAAAGTATTTTGGACAGATTCAAGAAATGTCCAAAACGATCAAAGAATTGGAAAAGGCAGTTTTATTGCATGAAGCGGTTGATTAGCCTATACTGCCGGAAATCAACGAGGATTGACCAATGGCGCTGACACCCGGCCTATCACCAAATATCCGTCTTCAGGATGACCAAGAGCAACCCCAATCCCTTGGCGGCGCTGACATTATTGTAGAAATGGAAGATAATGGAACAGATCAACCTGAAATGGATATGGAAGGCAATGTCCTCCGTATTGAACATCCAGACGGCACAATCAGTGTATCGTTGGACGGTAAGCCAATTGAAAAAGTTACTAAGCGCGGCCAAGAAGGTTGGTTTGCTAATCTGGCAGAAAATGTTGAAGACAACGAATTAAGCCGGATTGCCGACGATCTGATCCGTGGCATTGCCAGTGATATGACCAGCCGTGAGGAATGGATTCAAGAACGTGCGCAAGGAATTAAACTTCTTGGCCTTAAGATTGAACTCCCCGGCCTCCAAGGAACCCCAGACGGTGCGCCTGTTGAAGGAATGTCAAAGGTTCGCCATCCCCTGCTGCTTGAGGCTGTGCTGCGCTTTCAAGCAAATGCGCGTTCAGAACTCCTTCCGACAGATGGGCCAGTAAAGATTAGAGATGACTCTACGCATGGAGCGCCTGATCGGGATCATATGGCCGATGCGCTTGAAAAAGACATGAACCATTACCTGACGGCGGTGGCTAAGGAATACTATCCTGATACGGATAAGATGTTGTTATTGCTAGGTTTTGGCGGTACGGCGTTTAAAAAGGTCTATTACTGCCCACTGCGGAATAGACCAGTCTCCGAATCAATTGATGCGGATGATTTGATTGTTAATAACTCAGCGACTGATTTGGATACCGCACGGCGTATTACCCACCGTATCTATATGCGCCCGTCAGTCGTGAAACGGATGCAAATTATTGGGGCTTACAGGGATGTTGAATTGTCCCATGCCCACGCCCGTGAACTTGACGCCGTTCAAATGGAAAAGAACGCCCAGCAAGGTATTCAGCAAGAGAGTTTTACGCCTGAAGATCGGGATCGTGAGATTTACGAATGCTATTGTGAACTGGATATCAAAGGCTTTGAACATAAGATGGGCGGGGAAATTACGGGCCTTGAAGTTCCGTACCGCGTAACCATTGATGTCTCATCTAAGCAAATTTTGTCGCTTGTAAGAAACTATGACGAAGATACCCAAGATTTGCCAGAAGCCCGTAAGAACTTTGTAAAGTACACATTTGTTCCCGGCTTTGGCTTCTATGACATTGGTTTGCTTCACATTTTGGGCAATACAACTAATGCGGTTACGGCTGCATGGCGTGAATTGCTGGATGCGGGTATGTATGCCAACTTTCCCGGCTTCTTGTATGCTAAGCAGTCTGGCCGACAGAATAGCAATATCTTCCGCGTTCCTCCGGGCGGTGGCGCACAGATTGATACGGGCGGTATGCCAATCAATCAATCCATTATGCCTTTACCTTATAAGGAGCCATCGGCGGCATTGGCTGGTTTGGTAGAAACCATGAGCCAATATGGTCAACGGCTAGGTGGAACATCAGAAGTTGCGGTCGGTGAAGGCCGTCAAGATGCCCCAGTCGGGACAACGATTGCCTTGATTGAGCAGTCGGTTAAGGTTCTTAACAGCGTTCATAAGCGCCTTCATGCGTCTCAGGCTGACGAGTTCCAGTTGTTGGCCCGTTGCTTTAAGGAAAACCCCGAATCATTCTGGCAGCGCAACCGCAAGCCAAATATTCCGTGGGATGAACAGCAATTCTTGGCGGCGCTTGATGATTTTGACATTGTGCCACAGGCTGACCCTAATACGTCATCCAGCAGCCAAAGGATTATGAAGGTCACGGCATTGGTCCAAATGGCTATGCAAGACCCAACAGGCTTTAATATCCCTGAAGTCCGTAAGGAAGCATTGAACGCCATTGGTTGGGAAACGCCAGATCGGTTCTTGGCTCCTCCTAATATGCCGCCACCACCACCAAGCCCACAAGATCAGGCTAAGATGGCTGATTCTCAGGCTAAGATGATGGTTGCACAGGCTAAGGTTGCCGAAGTTCAGCATAAAGTTAACGGCGGTGAGGCTGCTCAACAGCAGTCTGATCCGTTGGAAATGCAATTAAAGATGATGTCTGAAAAAAATCAGGCGGCTGAAATTCAGCAAAAGGCTACCGATGCTCAGTTGGATGCCATGAACCGTCAACGGGATCGGGAAAGCCGTGAACGCTTGGCTGCGGTGAAACTGGCTGAAGAAGTAATGAAAAACCCTGCGGACGGTATGCAAGTGGTCAGGCAGATGCTTGATCCCGGCATGATCCAAAGGCTAGAGGCAAATGAACCTGCTGAGGGAAAACTACAATAAAAGGTTGACCCTACAATTGTCAGGCGACATTATAATAGAACTTGAACCGCTGCGGCGGCGAGTGGCTACGGGATGGTCCCGTGGTTAGTCATCGGGCATTTCCTTTGCGGGTCTGTCCGGCTTCAAGTCCTCTACTGTTTTCCTGACTTGGCTCCCCTTTTGTTTTAACTCCGGCAGAAGGGGAGCATTTTCAAGGAATATTGTTTGATAGAACTATTTAGACAATACGGCGCTATAATAGAAGTTGGTATTGGTTTTGGTTGGTTTTGTGGGTTGTCCTACGTGGCGCACATGGCTGCAAGACTATTAGTTGGCAAATAAGCCAATATGCCATATTATGCCGTCATTCTAGGAGTGATGGCCCATGCCGATTGATCCCGTTTATGGTGATGATGACATTAGCAATGCAATGAACATTGCTCGTCAAAGCGCGGGTGCAGACCCAATTCAAGCCAAAATTAGCGGGTTAAATCAATTTATGACTGGGTTGGATTTGGAAGCCAATCCATTTAACCCACACACTGGTTTAAATTCTCCTTCAATTGGCGGCACTGGTATGCCAAGGACAATTAAACTATCTGACATTGCCTTAGAAAATAATATAAGCCCAAAAGAATTAGGACAATCATTTACTGGTTTAAAGAAAACCAGTGTTCCATATGAAAATTGGTCTTATGTAACAGAAAATCCAAAGAAAATGCTTCCAAAGCCCGTATTTGATGTAAATCAATTAAAACCGGGCGATGTTTTACAACCATTTTTTGGCGATAGAAGCCCTGCTGGATATGATATAACAGAAATTAATGGGCAAAGATTAGATGTTCCAGTTACTGCTGAAGGTGGTTCTGATCATGCTTTAATGAATGTAAACCAAACCACTGGCAGTCCATTAAATCGCCAATCTATTTGGAAATCAGGTAATTCTGTTATTTCTAGTTTAGCAAATCGGGCAAATCGGGGCCAAGCAGTTTCTCGTTGGTTAGGATATGATGATCCAAATGTTTACGGCGTTCATGTTGCAATGGGGCCACACGCGCAAGATTTTTCAACGCATACTACGGAAGCATTATTAGGAACATTAAAACAAAATCCTATTTCAGAATATGATTTGGATGCATTTGATCAATTTATGAAAGATAAAAATGTGCATGGTAAAGCACAGCCAGAATTTCCGGGAATAAGGTCGGAAGAATTAAGAGATTGGTTGCTAGACACAAATAACGGTGCTGCACGACTTAAATTTTCTAAAGGAATGGATCAAGATTATTTTAGAAGCAAAGGGTTTCCTGAAGTTGGGCCAGCTAGATTTGCAACAACTCATCCTGAATTGGCAGCAGTTCCAACTTATGCGTCTGGTCATATGATTACTCATATGGATATGTCTGACCCTATTGAAAAAGAATTTACGAGTTCTAATAGATCATATCCAACTGATTTAATTGGAACCGCATTGGGAAGATTAGCAGCTTTACCTCATAAAGATGTAGTTTTTCCAGATTTTAGTAAATCTATTAATGAAAATCCTCCTGTAAGAAATGTAATTCCGGCAAAATACAAAAATTATTTAAGCGGTAATGCATTTCAAATTGTAACCCCTGAATATCAAGATTATTTAGGAAATGAGATTGAAAAAATGGTTCGCAACAATAGAAATGATGGCGGTCGCACGTTAGGCAACAATGCCATTGGCAATGCCATGAGAATGGCCCTTGGCGGCGATGCTGAAATTGAAATGCCTCATTCCTTAAAAGAACTACAAGACTGGAAGAAGAATCACCCTACTCCAGTACCGCAACCATCTATGGATGATGTATTTACCAACCGTGTATCGGGTTTTGAAGGTGCGCCACCAATAGCAATGCCTTCTAACTTGGATGAATTGTTGGCATACTTACGCAAGCATCATGCTTCTGGCGGCAGAGCGCATTTTGATGATGGCGGTGATGCAGGTGGTGGCGGTGATCAAGGCGGTGGGGATAATCCTCGCGCTGACAGCTTAGCACAGTCTCAACAAGCGTCTGCTGATGCACAGGCTGCTGCTGACAATAGAGCAAACAACCAAGATGTAGGCCGTTTTTCATTTGGTAATAACTTTAATGTTGGCAATACCAATGAAACTGGCGTTTCAACGCCATCTGGCTTTCAAGATTATACCCAACAACGTCTTGATGCTGAAAACAATTACCAAGGTAGCCTATTAAACGCTGCAATGTACCCTAGCCAAGCATTCGGTATGTCATACCCTAACCTTGTAAATGTTGAGAATACCCGTGCAGGTGCGGCTGGATTGCTTGGCAGCGGCATGGGCGAAAGCGGTAAGGGACTTGACCCGTCGGCAATGAACGCGGGTTCTATTGGTATGTTCCAAGATACAGGTGAACGTGCGGCAGCGTTAAAAGCCGCCCTTGGGGTTGATCCGTCATTAAGAGGAAATGCATTGCGTGACGCTTTGTCTGGTACGCAAATGGGGCAACTTGGTTTTGGTTTGAACGAAATAGTTTCAAAGCCAGATTATGCCGCAACCGCCCAAGCAATGGCTTCTGGCACTAACGCTGCTGATGTTGCCAATACGGTTATGAGAAACTTTGAACGGCCATCGGAAGCTAATCAAGTATTATCTGGCCCAATGCGTGAAGCATACGCGCAAAACATTATGGCTGGTAACCCATCTGGGGCCACTTTAGGCATAGGTTCCTACGATGCTACGCCTAGTAGCTATATGGCTGCGTTAATGAGCGGCGTAAAACAAGCTGATTTGCAAAACCAAGCAACGCCACATCAATACGCCAACGATGCTACATTGGCTCAATCGGTTATGAGCGATGCATCTAATGACCCTGCTGTAACTGCTGCTCGCAATGCTGCTATTGCGGCTGGGCAAGACTCAACGACGGCAAATCAGCCAAACATTTTGGAAAGAATTTTTGGTTCAACGCAGGATCAAATTGATAAATTGGCTGCGGAAGGCAAATACGCTGGCATGGATAAACAGCAATATGCCGACCAATTTGCAGGTGGCGACCCTAATGCCGTCAAAGAACGCATTATTTATGATAATGGTCAGCCAAAAGTTGATTATTATACTAAAGACTTAAGCCAAGCCTTGTTTGGCGACCCATTAAAGGCACTAACAAGCGGTCTGGGTAATTTGTTTAGCCAAAAACAAAATTACGATCCTTTAACGGGACAATATAGACCAGATATATCTGCTTCTGTGGGGCAACAGCCATCTTCGTTTGGCGGTCGTGGTGGTGGTCAACAGGATGTTATCAATCAAGCCGTGGCTGCGGCTACTCCTCAATCAGTGACGGCTCCTTATATTACACAACTTGGAACTTATAATGCCCAATTACCATCCACTACAGGTCAGACGGCTGAACAGTGGGCTGCGGCTAATACGGGCGGCGATTTGAGCAAGGTCAATGGCCGAATCAAGTACGTCAATGGCGCTCCTATGCTGGAGTACTACACTCAATAATGCCGATTGTATAAATAGGAAAACCAAGGTATTATCTACCGTCCCTGTCAGGAGCCGCCCATGTCTAAGTTGTCAGATTCCATCAAGAATACAATGCGCGATAAGGCCAAACGCCTAACGTCGGGCGAGCCTCACACCAAGGTAGATTCATCTACTTGGACGCCGCCAGAGATGGAAAATGCAGGTGTCAAGACGGGTTTACGCCCTCTCAGCAAGCGTCAGTATAAGTCTGGCGGTAAAGTTCACGGCATGGATGCCAAGAAGCGCGGCGACCGTGCAATGCGGAAATCGGGGGGCCGGACAGAAAGCGCAGATCGTTCAAAGCGGTATTTAACTCCTGACAATTTAATTAACCGCGATGTTCGTATGGCAAATGACGAACGTGAAGGCACAAAACACGTTGGCGGCTTCAAAAAAGGTGGCAAGGTTCATCGCAAGCATCATGCGGACGGTATGCGCGTTCCTATGCCTATACCGCGTCCTAAGTATCTGTCTGATTCGGATTACGCAAATGACCCTGCTTTCCAGCGGGTTCAAGACGCTAAGGCTATGATTGCTGACAAGGAAGCAATGGCGGCTCGTGCGGCTGCATTTGACGCTGCACAGCAAGAAGCGGCTCGTAAACGTGCATTGCTGACTGGTCAAAAGCGTGGTGGCGCGGCAAAACATACCGATGAAGTGCAAGATAAGAAGTTAATGCACAAAGTTCTCCGTCCATCGGCGTTTAAAGCCAAGGGTGGTGCTGCAATGCACCATGAAGATTGCACCTGCAAAATGTGTTGGGGCGGCGCTGCAAAGTCAAAGAAGGCTGACGGCGGAAAAATCAAGTGGATTCAAGGTGCTATTAAGCATCCGGGTTCGCTCCATAAGGCGCTTCATGTTCCTGAAGGCGAAAAGATTCCTGCTAAGAAGTTGGAAAAAGCTACGCATAGCCACAATCCAAAGTTGGCTAAGAAGGCTAACCTTGCCAAAACTTTAAAGCGTATGCATCACGCTAAGGGCGGCGAAGTGTTCTCTGGCAATTCGGAAACAAAGATTCCGGGTGTAGTGCCGGGCGGTCGTAAGGCTCATGCCGTCGGCGGTCAAACAGACGCCAATGCAACCATTCGTAACATGATGGCTGGTGATTTTAAATCTGGTGGCCGTGCGGCTCATGCCAAGGGTGGCAAGGCCAAGGGCAAGACCAACATTAATATTAATGTGATGCCACATCATCCGGGTATGCCAATGCCTGCTGGTGGCCCAATGGGTGGTCCAATGGCACCTCCTCCTGCTCCTCCAATGGCTCCTCCTTCAGGCAATCAGCCTAACCCCGCTATGTTGGCTGCGCTTTCTGGTGGCATGGGTGGTGGTCGTCCTCCAATGGTTCCCCCTCAGCCTCCTATGGGTGGCGGTATGCCAATGGGCCGTAAGTACGGTGGTCGTGCAATGGCTAAGACAGAACACGTTATTGATAATGCTGCTGGTGGCGGCTTAGGACGTCTTGAAAAGATCAAGGCATACGGCGAACCACAGAAGCGCATGAAATAAGTTTCATCACCTCCCGATGGAATAACTGGGCTGGGGCAAAAACACCTCAGCCCTTTTTTATGTTATAACATTACATTCATTGCAAATTTATTTGGGTGGGAATTTACACTCATTGCAACCGATTTAATTCCTACTCGTGTCATACAATGCAAATGACACAGACATATTCAGACAGATATTCCCGCGTTCTGGCCCAACTGATTGAGCAAACAATCGGTGAGGAAATGCAATTCATTTGCGATGGGATGCTTACAGACATAGCGGATTACAAGCATCGGACCGGAATTATTTTCGGTCTGCGTAAGTGTTTGGACCTCATGGAAGAGGCCGACACTATTATCTCTGGAGGGGAAAGGAAGAAGTAACGTGCCATATATGCGTATGAACCATGATGTTGATCCGGCTAAAGTTCTAAATGATGAATTAGGCAATTTGGACGACATTCAAGTATTTAATAATGAAGTCTTGGTTGCGATCTATGTGCGGCCAGAAAAGACAAATAGCGGTATTATTTTACCGGGCCAGACCCGTGATGAAGACCGCCACCAAGGTAAGGTTGGTCTTGTCGTAAAGATGGGCCTGCAAGCCTTTGATGACCCAAATAATCAGTGGTTCAAAGGCACAAAAGTCAAAGTAGGCGATTGGGTTTATTTCCGCGTTACGGATGGTTGGTCAATTAACGTGCATGGCGTTTCATGCCGCATGATTGACGACACCGATATCCGTGGCGTGACCAAATATCCTGACGCAGTGTGGTGAAAGGATAAAACATGGCAGATTCTGAAGTGGTTCAGGAAGAATTAGACCTAGAACCGAATATTCAAATTGCTGATGCAGAAGATGCGCCAGTAGTTGTTTCAAAAGCTGACGCAAAAAATGAAATATTGCCTGATGAGGGCATAAGTCAGCTTAAAAAGCAGCTTGAAAATGAAAAACGGGCGCGTGAAGATGCTGAACGTCGTGCTTATCAAGCACAACAGCAGGCTCAAGAGGCCCAAAAAACCGCGCAAGACGGCGATTATCAGCTTATTGTTAGTGCAATTGACGCCACTAAACAGCGTTCTGATGCATTGAAAAACGGTTATGCTGAAGCAATGGCCGCTGGGGACTATCGTAAGGCGGCTGATTTTCAAGAAGCAATTGCTTTGAATGCCAACAAGCTATCCACGCTTGAAAATGGCAAAACGGCAATGGAGAACAAGCTAAAGCAGCCTGTGCAACCAATTGCGCCGCCACAAAATGACCCAGTTGAGCATTTTGCATCTCAATTGACGCCAAGATCAGCGGCTTGGGTACGCAGAAACCCCGATATTGTCCGTGATCCGGTCAAGTTTGAGGAAATGGTACGGGCGCATAACCACGCAATGGGCGAAGGTCATGTCCCAGATAGCGATTCGTACTTCCAACACGTTGAAATGCGGCTTGGGTTAACTCCACCGCCTGCACAAGACTTGGAATATGACGTTGTTTCTGTGGCTGCGGCTCCAGTTCAAAAGCGCACATCTGCGCCACCGTCTGCTCCATCTACCCGTGTTGCATCTGCTTCATCAGGAAAGCCAAATGTTGTCCGTTTATCAAGCGAACAGCGGGAAATGGCTTCTATGATGGGCATGACACCCGAAGAATACGCAAAAAATATGGTTACACTTAAGCGTGAAGGAAAATTACAATGAGTGAAGATAAGTACCCAATTGAAAAAGCAGCTAGCCGGAAGCCAATGCGTGAAGCAATGCGTCCAGATGATGCCCGTGCAAGAGCAGAAGCCCGTGCAGCAGAAATTCGTAATAACCGTGGTAGTTTAGATGATGGTATTGACGAGTTTTACGTTGACCCATCTAGCGTACCAGATGGTTGGTCATATGAATGGAAACGGCATACGCTTTTAAATAAAGAAGACCCAGCATATCAAGTGCAATTGGCTCGTGGTGGTTGGGAACCAGTTCCAGCAGAGAGGCATCCAGAAATGATGCCAGTTGGTAACTATACGACTATTGAACGCAAGGGCATGATTTTGATGGAACGTCCTTTGACGTTGACAAAGGAAGCAAAAGATATAGAATTGCGTCGTGCTAGGAACCAAGTGCGAGCCAAAGAGCAGCAATTGGCCCAAACACCAGATGGTACGATGACTCGTCAACATGACAGCGTTCGTCCATCCGTCAGAAAGTCGTTTGAAGCGGTTCCGATACCGGACGATCAATAAACGACTGAAACCTGCCCTTGGGGAGGCGGGTTCAAAATTGTCGGGGTATGCAGTGCTTGGCGCATAGCAACCTCCATTTCACTCAGGAACCTCTGCTATGGCTAATACGCAAGCGTATTTTGGCTTCTTGCAGTTTCAGGGTGGTGCTGGCGGCGCTCCGACGTTTGCTCAGTCCACTCGTCGTATTGCAAGCAGCAACAACACTGCTATCTACACGGGCGATCCAGTAACCCCAGTTGCGGGTACGGGCGCTGCCACTGGTTACATCACGTCTTCCGCTAACGGAACTCAGCCTATTGCTGGTATCTTCGTTGGCTGCAAGTATCTTTCCACGTCTCAGAAGCGTGTTGTTTGGTCGGCTTATTGGCCGGGTTCGGACGCTACGGGTGACGTAGAAGCATACGTGATTGATGATCCAAACTCCCGCTTCGTTGTTCAGACCAGCTTTGCTGGCGCTCCAATGACGGGTACGGCAACGACAATGACTTCTGGCATTCAGGGCCAGTACGCTCAGTTCACGCTTGGCACGGGTAACTCCTCCACGGGTCGTTCTGGCGCTTATTTGTCGGCAGTAAGCACAACCATCACCTCGCCATTCATCGTTGTTGATTATGCAATCGGCTTCGGTAACGGCGGCGATCCAACCACGCAGTATTGCAACGTCATCGTTGGCTTCAACAACGAAATGTGGCGTTCTAACGGTGCTGGCCCTGCCAGTATCAATGCTTAAGGAGTAAGGTAAAATGGCTGTAAATCTTAGTCAGATTAAAGACCTTCTCCTCCCCGGTCTCCGTGGCGTAGAAGGCAAGTACGAGATGATCCCATCTCAGTACGACAAAATCTTCACGAAGCATGATTCAAAGATGGCTCTGGAGCGTACCGCTGAAATGCGTTACCTTGGCCTTGCTCAGTTAAAGAGCGAAGGTGGTCAGACCTCTTTTGATTCGGGCGCTGGTGAGCGTTTCGTCTACAACCAAGAGCATACTGAAATTGCACTTGGCTATGCAATCACCCGTAAGGCGATTGACGACAACCTCTACAAGACCCAGTTCATGCCTTCCAACCTTGGCCTGATTGAATCGTTTCAACAGACTAAGGAAATCTATGGCGCGAACCTTCTCAACACGGCACAGACGTATAACGCATCTGTTGGCGGCGACGGCGTGGCACTTTGCTCCACGGCGCATCCAATTGACGGCGGTACGGTTGCTAACACCTTCACCACTCAGCAGGATTTGAACGAAGCCTCATTGCTTAACGGCATGATTAGCATTCGTACGAACTTCCGTGACCAAGCTGGCCTGAAGGTATTTGCTCGTGGCCGTAAGTTGGTCGTTCCTCCACAGTTGGAACCAGTTGCAATTCGTCTCACGAAGACTGAACTGCGTCCGGGTACTGCCGACAACGATGTCAATGCAATTCTTAGCACTGCTGGTGGCGTACCAGAAGGCTATATTGTCAACGACTTCTTGACCTCTTCTTATGCATGGTTCTTGCTGACAAATATTGACGGCTTGGCCTACATGGAACGTGTAAAGTTTGAAACCGATATGCAGGTGGATTTTGTCACTGACAACCTACTTGTTAAGGGTTACGAGCGTTATTCCTTCGGCTACTACAACTGGCGTTCGCTTTTCGGTTCGTTCCCAACCTCGTAAGGAGAAGGCACTATGTCAATATCTGCATTCTCCGGTCCAATGATTGTGTTTGGGCAAAACCCAACGCAGCCTTTGGATTACAACCCTGATCTAGGCTCCTCGCTATTTTATGCGGGGGGCGGCATCCTTGATCCACGCGCTCCTTTCACTTACCTCCCCGGTGAGGCACAGGCGGCGCAAGATTTCGGATGGTATGGCTTCAGTGACATTGTTTCGTTCACTGGTGTCCCATATACAAACGCAGCAGCAGCTATTGTTGCTTCTGCAAACCCAACGAGTGCAACTCTTTCACTCGTTACATCTAACTCCGCTACAACTGGCGTCTATTATTCGTCTACGTTTACTCGTTCGGATACTGGCGCTACGGACACGGTTCTTGCATTGGATGCTTATGCTTCAGTCACCGCTTCGGCAACGAACGGCATTCTGACGGTAACGGCAAACAGTGGTATGCCAATCGGTCCGGGAATGGTCCTTCTGTCCTCCTCTACAACGGTGACGGGTGGAACCCTTGGTGCATCTTCTGGCGTCTATATCGGTTCTCAGATTACGACGACAGGAACATCATCAACGGTTGGTAACGGACAAACTGGTACTTATCAGCTAAGTCAGAACGTGACTTTCACGTCTGGAACGGTCACTTTGGCCTATCCAACTGTGCAGTCATGCGCTGTTCCAACGAACATCCAGACTCCTTCGGTTTGGTTGTGGAATCCAATGGCTATGGTTGGCCGCGCAGTAAGCGTTACTGCCGCAGCAAGTGCTACCTACGCAACCGCAACGGTTAACGGCTACGATGTCTACGGATATCCAATGTCGGAAGCCATTACGATTTCGGCAGGTAACGCTGTCAACGGTAAGAAGGCGTTCAAGTATATCAAGTCTGTAGTGCTTTCGGGCGGTACGGCTGATACAACCCACGCTTATTCCGTTGGTACAACTGCAATCGTTGGTCTTCCAATCCGTTCGGATACGGCTGCTGAAGTTGTGGTAAACTCCGGTAACTCTCAGACTACTTTGAGTGTTAACACGGGTTTTGCTGCAAACGGCTTCTTACCTGCTGACCGTACTACACCGTCCGCCACAACGGGCGATGTCCGTGGCACGATTGATCTTGCGAACGCTTCGGGAGTCAATCTTACGCCGTCCACTGGCACGAACAAATACTCGTTCCGCCAGATTCCACAACCTTACAATGTTCAGTCGGCGACTGGCGTGTTTGGTCTTACCCAGTATTACAACTTCTAAGGAGTGAGCCATGAAAGGCCATAAGCACCACGAGCATCATGCCCACGGCGGCAAGGCTCACCACTACGGAC